CTATTACAGTTTCATTATATTGATATGTACCAAAACCTACCATATATGGATTACTGAATATAAGTGTAGGTGATTCAGTATATCCAGCACCACTATTTACAATGGTCACTGATGTAACTATACCATTCGTAATTGATGAATATACCTCGGCAGAAGTTGAAGAAGATCCAAAAACGGAAACTTGAGGTGCTGTTATATATCCTGAACCACCATTTGTTACTGTAACAATACCTATAGATCCATCAGAAATGTATGATACTGCTTCGGCACCTTCTCCTCCACCACCATAAAACGCAACTTTTGGTGAAATAGTATACCCATACCCAGGATTTGTAAGTTGAACTCCTTGAACTCTATATCCCGTTCCTGTAGGATCACATAAATCTACAATACCAGTAATTAGAGTTGCAATTCCAGTAGCAGTTCCTCCAGGAGAAGGTGAACTTGAAATAGCAACAGTTGGTGTACTTGTATACCCTCTTCCTCTATTAGTAATTGAAATATAGGATACTGCTCCATTTACAACACTTGTAACTGCAGTAGCAGTTGATCCAGATCCAACCATTGTAAATGTTTTTGTATATCCTTGATCAACTATATTATCATCAATTTCATCAATATCAGTATCAAAATCTTCATCTTCATATCTAAAGAGTTCACATTTTATTTCATAAAAATAATTTTTTTGTAATTGATAAAATGGTGATTCGTGCTCAACATATTTAATCTCAAATATCCTATCACCTAAAGGGAAATAAATTAAATCACCTTCCTTTGGTCTTGTTGATAATTCAATATTTGATAAATTTTTAATTAATGGTGCTATATAAGTCTCAAATCTTTCCTTTGAAATTGCCAGTGTTAATTCATCGACATCTTGAATTCCAAATTTAGATAGAAGTGTTCCCTGTCCACCATATCCATCATATGAAATCAAATATGCCTCAATGGGAAATGCACTATCGAACTTAGATTGAATAACTTCTTCTATTACTGTTTTTTTAGTTACAAATCTTCTAGGTATATAATGAACATCAATACCATACATTTTAATTTGTTCATTTATTAAATCCTGAACTAAATTTTGTTCACCTTTAGATCCTTGTAGAAAAAATGGATTTAACATATTATTTAAATTCTTTTAAATGTATATCCACGATGCTTATTTTGTCCTCTACCATTCAAACATCTAGATATGGCAGAAGAATCTCCATTTATATATTTTGCACATTCTTTGATGGAATCAAATTTCATATTAAGTTCAATAATTATTACGGGACATGTTGGTAGATTATTTCCATTTCCTTTTTTTGATATAGAAATTGATATACCTCGTCTTTTTCTTTCTTTTTCTGTTATATTTTTCCAGTATTTTTTCATTCCATTTATGTGATTTTTATTTCCCTTTGTCATTTTCGGTGGAAGTTCTCCACCATCAGTTCTATTGTATAATATTCCTGTTCCCAAATCTTTTCTACCATATTTTTTTATATAATATTTTTCTTTTTCTAGAGATTCTTCTTCTGTTAAATTTTGATGTACTTTTATTCTTCTCTCGGGTGGAGGTAGACTTATTCCAGGATGATATTTGTTATTTATCCTATCATTACAACCTTTTCCGATATAATATGGACTTCCATCTTCTCTTAAATAAAAATAACAATAATACTTGTTTTCCATGTCAACCAATGCAATCTAATGGAGGAAGTTCATATGTACTGGACATTTTTTCCATAATATCATCAAGTTCTTTTTGCCCATCTTCATATATTTGTCTTCCATTAAATTCAACTCCTCCAGGAAGTTTAACTCCTTGAAATTTAATTAAATTTTGACCCCATTGTTTTTTTATAAGTGCAGTCAAATATATTTTAAGAAAAGAATCATTCCATACTTGACTGTATGAAGATGGATCTAAAGCTCTATAGCAATCAATAATTAAATATTCCCCGACACTAACTGAAGACCAGTCAATGTCTAGATACAATCTATCAGATCTTTTATTAAATCTTATTTGTTTTTGTGTTGTAAGTAAGAAATTAATATCTTCAAGATATGACTTAACCATTGAATATGTTAATAGTTCAGTAGACCCCCAGTAATAAATATCATTCAAAAATAATTGATACTTAATGCTAAACATTCCACTAGATAAACTATTAGATCCCTCAAATTGATAAATTTTATTTACACCAATAATGTGATTTGGAACTTGTAAGTAATTACTTGTTTCATAATAATTGAATGTTGTATTAGTACCTTCAATATTTGTTGTTGCACTAGTTGAAGCAATTCCAACTCCAGATGAACCAACTGCTCTTCCTCTATCAATATCATCTTGAGTAATTTGATATTTTAAGTAAGTTTGTGCAACTCCATCAAAATGCCTTTCTTGAAAAAATTGAACAGCATCATCTACCAAATCTTCAATTTGCTCATCTGCAACATTAATCTCAAGAACAGGTGCTCCTAGTTTTCTTTTACAATAATCTATTAGTTCCTGTCTTGTTGATGGTTGAGCCATTTTATGTATAAAATACCTTCTATATTATTATGTATGTTTATTTTTCAATAAAAGATTTTAATAATGATTTAATTTCAAAAAGATCGTCTTTTATTTGGTGCATTTCACTTTCAAGTTGTTCAATTTTTGCATTTTTTGTTTGTCTAGCATTTCTTTGTTTTACATAATTTTCATACTCAACAGTATTATTATTTACAATTGCATTTGATTTAGTGTCTCTATAAAGACCTGGTTGCCCTTCTACTGGTAATAAGCTCATTTTATGCTAAAGCAATAACTCTAAGATTTCTTATAATTGGAACATATGCTTGATTTTTGCTTGTGCCGATTACTTTAATACTAAATTGTTTAAAGGGTGATAGATTATCTGCCGTAAATGTATATTCTTTAAAATCTTTTGGTGATGGTTCATTTAAAAATCTATCTTGATTCACAATTTTCAAATCTGGACTTCCATCATTATTTCTTGGATCAATAATAGATCCGTTAGTATCTATATTTGAATAACCAGGAAATAAAACAAAATTATCATTATTTTCACCTACTGAATATAATGCTCTAATATCAGAATCATTATGTAAATAAGCATCAAGTATAACTTTAATTGAAGAAGCAGAATTTTCTAATAAAATACTGTTTGAAACATATGTGAATATATTTGGATCATTTTCCAAACTGTTCACTCTTGAGTCATTAGCATAATTTGAAATTGGACTATTTACACGATTACTTGTTAAAACAACACTATTATTTGAAAGATCAACAGTAGGACTAATTCTAGAATCGGATGTACCTAAAAATAGATTCACATTAAATGATTTATTTCCAGGTAGATCATTTAGATAATTTGTTTCATTTATTTTAGAAGCAATAATTCTAGGAGAGTCAAAATAGTTTATAGAATTGTTTGTTATATCTTGGAATCCTTGATCTACAAAAGGAACTTCATTTCCACCTAGACTAGTTCCACTCACAGTCCTAACTGAAGACTTAATACTTGTTCCAGTTGGTGCAGTTTGTCTTATATTTGGAATAATCATTTCAAATGGAATATTATAAGTTGCTTTTCCTCCAGATCCTCCAGATTTTTTAGTCTCATTAATTTTTAGTTTACCGAATCCAGTATTCACACTCCTATCAACTCCATTTGAAGACATATCAAGTTTTATATGATAGTAATTAACTCCGATTGGTTCATTGATACTATTGCTAACATCGGATAAATTATGATTTGTATTAATTCTTCTTAAAGAAACTCCTCCTAATTCATATTTTTCAACAAAATCATCAACTGAATAATTAAATCCTTTAGTATTATCAATTTGTCTAGATACTCCCGTTAAAGTTGTTGCAGTTGTTCCAGTATAACTTAAAATTTCATCAAATATTTTTACATATCCTGGATTACTTGCAGAGACTTGTATTCCCTCAAAAGTAGAAAACTCTGTAGTGTTAGAAACAAATAAAGTTGTTTCTGACCCAGATGTACTTGGATATTGTGATGTTAATTGAATTAGATCAATATCAGATTTAATATCTCTTATGGTTACGGTATTTGAAGATGAGTGCATTCCGTGATTTCTATGAAACACTTTTATATGCTCACCATCTGAT